AACGTGGAAAATCGCCTCAGACTTTTGACCGCCCCGGTGCTATTTGGACCAATGGCCTCCGAATGGAGTCCCGTCGATGCCGCATCCCTTTACAGTCCACGTCCCGCCTGCCTGCTCCGCTGCAGTTTTGCTTGAGTGGCAGGCAAGGCACAGCGTCTGCAGATTGCCTAGATCGTTGTTATGGCTGTCGTTGTCGATGTGATCAACCTGGTCGCCAAACTTTCCGCAGGCATGGCACTTGTACCTGTCGCGATCCAGAACAAGCCCGCGAATGATCCGCCAAGCCTTCGAGCCTGTATGCAGTCCGCGACGCGTTTGTCGGTTGTCAGTCGGCATCCATATCAACCAGCTTGTACCGCTTGATATGCGCCGCAAGATCGAATGCGGTCTTTTCGTCTACAGCCATTTCTACTTCGAGCGTCGCAGCGCAGCCCGCACGAATGTTGAAAGTGATCGCTGTTATCCGCGACGGATCAAGCCCGAGCGAGCGGACGATGTCGCTGGCTGCATCGCTTGGCGCTCTTAGCGTTTTCATTGCTTCGAGTCCTTGTCGTTTCCGCGTAGCTCGGCGATGGCCTGCAGCTTTGCGTTCGCCTCTTGCAGCGCGATCCTGCGACGCTCGGCAATGTTTACCGCATCGCCGACTGTGTAGGCGTCGCCTTGGATCGTTGCGCCGCCTGCCGGATCAGCGACAGCAATGGTCAGCTCAACCGGCACCGGCACACGGACAGGAACCGGAACCTCAACCGTTACCGGTGTCCGCACGACAGACGGCGCGCACTGGCACCCTGCGATCAGGACGACAGATAGTGCGATCAGATCCCGCATAGCCGTTGCTCCATGAGTCGCGCGCAGTCTGGATTGCGGACTGCGGCGGCGTATCGCTCAACCCATGCGGCGAGCACGCGGTCAGATTCTGCTCGGCTCGCGTTTGCCTTGGCGACTGCTTCCGCATCGCGCTCGCGCTGCACTTCGATGGCATTGACCATATCCTGCAACCGGACGCGAAGGTCATCGGCTGACGCCTGCCACGCGGACGCGGACTGCAGCGCCTCGTCAACGTCATCGCTCATGTCGGCAAGCTTGCCCTTGCACGACTCTGCGCCTGCCTTGATCGTGTCAATCCGAAGGCTCTGAACCATCGCGAACGCCAGCAATGCCATCGCAAGCGTGCGCCACCAGTTGGCGGAGACGAAAGCCCACAATGCAGCAATCGCGCTCACAGCAGTTTCACCAGCGTCGCGGTGTGCGTGTACGGCCACGGACGCGGCGGGCTGAACTGTGCGCTCAGGTCCATGACGTTCTGCGTCAGGATCAACTCCATCTGCACCGTGTCGCCGTTGCCGGTGAGCTTCACGATTCCGCAGTTCTCGGAAACGCCGTCAACGTACTGCCCCGGAAACCCGTTGCCGTTGGTTTTGGTAAGGATGCCGTTCTGATTCATCACCAGCCAGACGCGGTTACGGTTGCTGTCGAACCCGAAAAAGTGACCGACAACACCGGCGGCGCCGTCGCTGTGCAGGGAAAATCCCCATCCTGGTTGATCATGGTCGTGATAAAGACCAGGACCGACGTTGATGATGCTCATAGGTTGCTCCAATATGTCGACAGCAGGACAGCAAGCCACGCCACAAGGATGACCAGAATCAGCTTTGGAAGCCCGAAGGCGGCCAAGTCTTTGATCCGATCAGTTGCGCGGCGGTTGTTTTCAGATTCCATTGGCACACTTCATCGCTTCGTCGTCGCGGCGCAGCGCAAGGCCACGAATCAGCGTGCATTGCTTGGCCTCGCCGACGCCGACGCATGAATAGGCCCAGACGCGCTTTCCAAGGTCGTCAAACGCGATGCGCCTGCATCCAAGCTCGACTTCGCCAATGTTCCACGCCCGCATTGCTGCGCTGTTGCATGTGCGATGAACGCCAAAGTTCCATGCGTGCGATGTCGCCATGTCGAAAACGGACTGCGGAACCGGCACGCGAAAGCATCCAGCAAGGCGCGTTTGTACGGCATCAAGCGCGTCTTGCTCGACTCTCTCGCATTTATCGACCGTCCACGTCTGCCCGACGATGACCGGCTCAGTCGTGACGTGCCGGGTGATCCCGTTGCAGACTGTAGGCAGACCCCCGGCAAGGCGGTCGGCGTAGACCGTCAGGACTCGACTGCCGCCACTCTCCCATTGCGTCAGGTGATCGATCACAACAGGCGACGCTCCGACCAGCGCGACACCGGCAACGATGACGATGCGCGCCTTGATGCTCATTCGTTGTCTGCCTCGTCGTTTTCGTTGCGCTCGATCAGGATTTTGATCAGCCTCGCCATTTTTTCGGCAATCAGCGCAAACAGGTAGATGATCGTCAGGACCGTTACCCATTGCTCAAGCGACATACCAGCGAAGCTCAAGACGGACACGATAGCAGGCGGAGTCAGCTTGACTCCCTCGACGAGCGTTTCATGTTGCATGTCCACCCCTGGACGTTGTTTGTCGGCTCACGCATGGGAGAAACGGCCGGAGGACAGCCGCCCGCAACGCGGGATGCACGCGCACCGACTGCGGCGGTTTTCGACGTGACGAGACGCCGTGTGCGACCACTCGCGCGCTTGGTCGGAAACAAAAAAGGCCAGCCGAAGCGAGCCTAGTTTCTGCTGGCAACTTCGCCAGCTTGCTGCAATGTTGCCCTATTTTTTGCGCAAACGCAATGCCTCGTCAGCGATCAGGCGACGAACGCACGCGGCGACATTTTCGCCGGTTGCTCCGGTCACGTCAGCGAGTGCCTTTGCCACATCGCCGTCAAGCGTGATCGCTGGGATCACCTTAGCTGCTCGGTGGCGGCGCGACAGACTCCGCTGCGTTGCCGTTTTTGGCTTGGACTCAAACGCAACGAAACCGCGAACGTCGTAGCTTGCTGCGACTGCGAAATCTGACATTTTTATTTCCTCCGCCTTCCGGCTTAGCCGGTAGCGTGTTGGTTGAGTACCGACCCCGCAGGAAGCGGGGCCGGTGTGGTGTGGTGTGATTCAGAATGCAAACTCAGTTCCGTATTTTTCCTTGTGCGCGTCGGCGTATGCGTCAATGAACTCCTGTTCTGTAAAAACGGTCCCATGGATTGCTTCGCAAATCTCTTCGTCCATCAGCATTCGTGCTGCGTGGAGGTCGATTACCTTGTCGTTGTAGGTAACTGCGTTCATATTCGTTCTCCTCAGTTCGCCGCGTCGTTGCGGCATGGGAGTAAATATACTCCGTGCGGTTGCACTTAGCAACTACCGTTCGTCGGGAACTACGCCCGTGCAATCGCAGACAGCGCGCCTTCGACGTGAGCGAAACCGATATCGTGCATGGTGTAGTATTGGCGCTGACTCAGGTCTTTGCCGACGATGCTCCGCATCATTTCGCAGGCCGTTTCGTACCGCTCGTGGCGCACTCGACCGCGACCGCAATACCATGCTCGCAGGACGATGGCGGCGTTGACGCGGATCATCGCAAGGTCAGTGACGATGTGCTCGACCTGTAGCGCAAGCGGATCGACCTCTAGCGGTTTGTAACCTGTTGCGCGCGGTGGCATCTCGCCACGGTGATCGATCAGAACTTGCAGCATGTTCCGCGACTGGTGGCCCAGGTACTCGCAGTCACGGTGCAAAGCAAAATGATTGCCCCATGAATACAATCGAGTCTTGACGTACTCGCAGAACAGGTTTGTTTGCGTCATGGCGCGTCCTCGATCTGACTGATTGCGATGGATATGCGCCCGCCAGCGCAAACGTCGCAACGCTCGACCAGCATCCAATCAATGTTGGAGTCGTCCGGCCAGGCGCGAGCATGCGTCAGCGCATCGAAAATTGCTTTGGGCAGATTGTCGATATCTCTGCGTCTGCGGTCTGGCGGGTAGGCGCGAATCCAGACTTTCAGGCGCCCATTGATCGGCAGAGTTCGGTTGCCAATCTGCGACAGCACGGCATGCGAAACCTCGTCTCGATACTCACGCCCCTGCTGGCTAATCAGTGTTCGGCCTGCCAGCTTCCCGCGCGACAGGTGCCGCCAATAGTGATTGACTGACGGCGGCCACGGCAGCTCAATTTGCATGCTCTGCCTCCGCCGCCCGCACGTCTGCAACGAGTGTCTGCAGGTCGGCGAACGCGTCGTAATGCCCGACGTACCAAAATTTCTGGCCAGTCCTTAGCTGCGCGTGGCAGATACGCAGGCATGGCGGCTTGGCGTTCTTGTCGATGTAGACTGGTCTTGCCGTGTATCCGCCGATTGATTTCAGCCGCTCCCATACTTTTACGATCTCGCGATACTCAATCATTCCGCTCTCCGATCAGTTGGTTTTGGTATTGCAACAGCAGCGCGTCGCAATCGTTTCCATTTAGCTTCCTGCAGACTCGTTCGCGGAAGGCTGACGGCGACCGCGCGAACGATGGCCCGCGCTCGAACTCAATCGTTTGCGCATCTTTCCACGGCGACAAGATGCCACGGTGATGCCAGGCGCACAGACCGATAGTGTGATCGTGGCCTAGGTTCGGAGAGCCATGCTTCCCGCCGATGTTGAGGTGATGAATCTCGCACGGCTCGCGATAGTGCCCATTCAACCGGCACGCGATACAGCCGATGTCGTGGATTTTCGCGAACCTTGCGCCATCCGCTGCGCTTGGCGATCCGATTGCTCGCTTCATTTCAGATCTTCTCCGATGATTTTTACGACACGCATCCGCGTGGCGATCCCGCGCAGGTAGGTTTCCGCTTCCTTCCTGTGCTGCTCCGGGACATCCAGCAGCGCGGCAGGCCATTGCCTAGGCTCGACCCGCCGATGTATCCACGACGCGAAGCAAAGCGCGTTCGCGCCGCTCGGGATACCGGCGAAACGGTCAACCTTCTTCGTCATGCTTTTCTGCCAGCGCACGGCACAGTTCAGGATCGTCGCAGAGCACGACGCCATTGCCTATCCAGCAATCGCAGACTCGCTGCTCAGGCTTCGCGGCAAATAGGTCTGACTGCTCGACTAGCATTCGTTCGGCCCGGGCACGTAAACGCCACCTTGCGCCGCCATATCGCGACAGAACTCGACAAATCGCCAGAACGCGAGCGTGTCGAGAACATCTCGCTTGCCAGTGTCGTTTGTCGTCGTCGTGCGAACCGGTCGGCAGATCGATTTTCCGCCTATTTCGGTCTTTCGCCATCCGAAATACTCACCGCAAAGCAGCTCGTGCCAGTCGTCCGACGTGCCGCCTTTCTCGCGGACGATGGTCGGCAGAACAACGCCGAAGTGATATGCGTTGGCTGGGCACGAACGCGGTCGCCGGTACTGGCTGATTTCGATCTTCCATGATGACGAATCGGAGAGCGCAGCAAGGAACTTCGCAAGCTCTGCCGCAACGCGCTCGCGTCGAGTGTCGCCAGCGTGCAGAATAAAGGTCGTGCTCATGCGGCGAGCTTGATTACGGTGAAAGGCTTGTCGCGGCTGCACGTCGCGCGAAACATCGGCGCTTCAACGATTTCGCCAGATTCCATCATTTCCGCATAGACCTGCTTGATCCACCGCGTTTTGATAATCGGGTTGATTCCATAAAGCGCAGCGCAGCTTCGTACAGGGTTTGACAGTTCAAAAAATGATTGCGCAGGCCCGAACTTCGTAATATTGTTGATGATTGCCGCGCGAATCCCTGCTCTCTGTTTCTCGTTCATTTTCGCACCCCAAACGGTTGAAATGGTGATTTTGTTTGCGCTTTGATTTCGCGACGCGTCTTCGTGTGCCCGTCCCAGTCGAGCGCCTGCATGTGCGAAAACCGCTCAAGCAGGCGCACGACTCCGCCAGACGGCATGTTTCGGCCCTTGCCGATGATTAGCTCAATGCAGTGATCTTTTTCGTGGCTCGGATCGTCCAGATGATAGTAATCCTCCCTGTGCGCCAAAAAGATCACGTCTGCGTCTTGTTCGATTTCACCTGATCCGCGCAGGTCAGCCATGGTCGGGCGTTTGTCGGTGCGCTGGGTGTTGCCTCGGTTGAGCTGTGCAAGCGCGACCACAGGAACACTGAGCCGCTTCGATAGCGATTTCAGACCAGCGCTGATTTCGCCAAGCTCTGAAACGTCGTTTTTTCGCGGTCTACCCATGATGTGCATGTGATCGACCACAATCAGCGACAGCGGAGACCGTAAATGCTCACGCTCTGACCTCGCCGATAGCTGCTGAATCGTGATCGCTGGCGTTTCATCGATCAGCATTGGCGTTTCGGCCAGCGCCTGCACTGTCGAAGCCATTTTTGCCGCGTCGCCGTCATCGTGATTTTTTGTAGGGTTTCGCAGGTAATCCCACGATACGCCTCCGCGCGACGCAATCGAACGCTGCAGCATTTCGCTGGCTGGCATTTCCAGCGAAAACATCAGCGCACGCCCGCCACGCATAGCCGTGAACGACCAAAGATTCTCCCCGAGAACGGATTTGCCAGCACCAGGGCGACCGGCGATGACGTACAGACGACCAGGATCAAGCCCGTAGGTCAGCGCGTTGATTTCGGTCCACGGCGTAGGCAATCCCGTCATCACGTCGCCGGACTGCGCGCGCTGTTGGAACTCGGAGAACCATTGCTTCAGCGCAGGCTTTGCCAGCATCGGCCCTGATCGCTGCGTTGAGGCGGTGATTTCGTTGATTTTCGACACTGCCGCCATCGATGCGGCGTCCAAGTCGGCATCTCCGCGCATGTCTGACGCCAGCGCAGACGCAACTCGCGCCACGCTGCGACGCTTCCATGCCTGTAGCAGTATCTCGGCATAGGCGACTACGTTTGACGCGCTTGGCGTGTCCCCTGCGAGCTGCAATACCTCATGATCCTGCCAGCCTTCCGGCGACCGCTCTGCAACGGTGATCACGTCAACCGGATCGCCTTTGCTGTGCATATCGCGAATCAGGCGGTAAAGCGCGGCTTCGCGTTCCTCGCCAAACGCCTCTGCTGGTAGCCAGTCGATCAGCGCGCACTTGCTCGCGTCGATCATCAGCCCGCCTAGAACGCAATGTGCTGCGCTCATTTCGGAACCTTCGGCTTCGTCGTGGTTTGCTTCGCGTCCGCGTCGCGCCTGTTCTTATCCCGTGCGCACGCAGCAAAGGCTTTCCACGGGTGTCCATGCTTCGGCTTGCGAATGTGTGGATGGCCCTTCGGTTTGTCGGTCATGCTGATCCCCATTGCTCGGCCATCGCTTCGGCGATGCCTGCGAATGTCTCGCTTCGCTTTTTCCACCTGTCTGCGCTAGGTGCCAGCTTGTTTTGTCCGCTGTCCGTCTGATTGCCCCAGCGTTTTCGACCGTTGACGATTCGTGGTGCGATCAACACAGTCGGGCGAAGTGGTGGCAATCCCTGCAACCAAAGGCAAGTCGCTTTGCTCGCGTCGTGGCCGAACTGCCACGGCTGGATGATTTGATCAGGTTTGCGGATGCGCGACGAAATGACGCTAATCGGATTCTCGACAGCGATCTTTTTGATTGGCGCGGCCATCAAATGCCGCACGAAGTCAATCGCGTCATCAGTCAACTGCGGATCGCGAAGTCCGCGCGTCGTCCAGTGCATGCCGCTGACGCTCAGGTACGTGCAAGGCGGGTGCGCAATCATCAAATCCCATCCGGCTATTCGAGTAGACGCTTCTATTGCATCGCCTCGAATGTGGTATTCGCTCGCGTCATCGGCTGGCAGTAGGTCGCATGACCAAGCGTCATGGCCGCGCTCGCGGAACGCGCGACGAACAGCGCCGGAAAACTCACACGCGACGAGAACCTTCATGATGCCACCCGCTCAGGAAGCCACCGGCAACCGGCGCACAGCCAGTTTTCGGCGATTGGCACAGGAACGGTGCTCGGATGCGAGTCGTAGGCAGCGCAGCGGTCGGTGAACCATCGGCGCTGCCAGCGCAGGAGCGGCTTTAGGTCGCTTGGCCGGTGTCCGTTGCGATACCACCAGCCCGGATCGCGTTCTGGCCGGTTGTGGCACGGCGGCACGCGGTTTGCGTTGGAGCCGCTCATGCCGATCCACCTACCTGCATGCGCTGCAACGCGTCAGCAATCTCGCGCATCATCGGCGCGGTATGCTCAGTAAGCAGGCGTCCCCATTCGCCAAACGGACCATATCCGCCAAAATACGATACAGCAGCGCCGACTTGCTCAATCTCGATGGATAGCAGTCGCATTCGTGCTGGGAGGTCGTGCAATTCGATGCGCATCACTTCGTGCTCCACGACTTCATGGGCTTTTCCCCGGTGTACGCAGGCTCATTTGCGCGCTCTTGCTTGGTCTTAGAGAACTCGCATTGCGCGGTCCACGGGTGTCCATTCTTGGGCTTGCGGCGGTGTGTCGGTGATGGATTGGCTTTTGTGCTCATGCTGCGATCCCCCGCTCTTTCTCGCGCCGCTCGATGTGTTCGAGTCGCTGGCGGTAGTAGTCGATGCGCTGCTGTCCAACTTTCGTGCCGTATACGGGCGCGTCCTTGATCGCCGTTTCCAGCGCGATGCGTGCGACTGCAGCGGTTTCGCGCGGGTCTGGTAGTTGTATTGCTTGCTGCTTCATCGATTCGCCTCCGATGCTCGGTCAAAAATCCGCGTCATCACGTCGGCGCGGGTAAGGTATTCGAAATCAGGTCGCCAGTTTGCGTGCGTTCCGGTGCCGACCGTCCGGCCTGCGCAGAAGTCGTCAGATTGGCAGGCTGCGAAGTACGACGGCCAAAACTCGGCAGGTATGCGAGGCGTCCCAAACATCGTTCGGCAAATCTCGCGAGCGGTCGGCAGGCATCTGCGAACCTGCCTGCGCCTAACGTCGTTGACAAGCGCGACTTTCGGCAATCCGGTCATCGTCGTGTTGTACGCATCGACCGAGATCCTGGTCAGCTCAGCAACTCGCTCGGCCTCTTTGCCATCGGTCATCGGCTTGTCCGATGACATAGCTCTTTCTTCTTTATCTTCTCTTCTCTTCTCTTCTCTGCGGTTACTGTCACGCGTTACCGTTACGTCACGCGTTACGTCACGCGTTACGTCACTTTCTTGTGACTTTTTGCGCTCTCTGTAGTCCCTCTGGCGCTCTGCAGATGACCTTGCGCTTGCGCTCCTAGATGCGCTGGAAGTGTTGTATTCACTGAAGTTTGGCAGTGTCACGGTGTTTGCTTCGCTGTCGTGCTCCGCCCATCCTACGGATGCCATAGCGTCACCGAACCCAGGCACTCCAACCATGTCATCTATGTCTGATAGGTCAGCATTTTTGAAAACACCGTTGTCAGTGTGCTCGTTCGCAGCGCCCCAAACGATCAACAGTAACGACACCGTTACGTAACGCATAACGTTACGCGTTACGATCTCGCACATCGGACCATTGAACCCGGTTGATAGAACGCGTGAGACTTCGCGGCTTTCCTCAAGCGCGCGAGCGATCCCGTTTACCTTTGGGTTCGTCATCAGCGAAGTTCGCATCTTGATCCAGTCGCCAGACATGACGCTCCCCTACGATTGCTCGCCGAACATGTCAAACTGCCCGCTGCGCACAAGGTCAGGCCGTCCAAGCGCGACCGCAGCGGCGTTCTGCTCTGCGAGGCTGTGCTCGCGTTCGAGCTGCGCTAGGATGGCAGCCAGGTGAGCAATTATTTTCTTGCGGTCGTGTTTCATAGCGAAATGTCTCCAACGTCATCAAACAATCCGATCTGGTTGCTTGATCCGTCATCCGTAAACCGATCTTTGCAGACTGCCATGTTTCGCAATGCCTGCTTGTAGTAGCTGTCCTTCAACTCGATTCCGACGGCTTTACGGCCAAGGCTTACAGGACTGTAGACCTCGGAGCCAACCCCCATAAATGGCGTCAGGACGATCTCGCCGGGGTTGCTGTAAAGCTCAACAATGCGGTCGATCACATCTAACTGCAGCGGGTGAACGTGCTTTTCGTCGTCTTCTTCCCGGCTATCACGAAATGGCAGCACGTTGTCAATGCGAATGTCATCCCACACGCTGGAGGCGTAACGCTGCCAGATGTAATGAGACAGCTTGTTTGACTTCGGGTCCGCGTGATCGGCGTATGTGTTTTTGAGGTATTCCCAAAGCTCGTCAGCGGTGAATCGGCTTTCGTTCGCGTTGTTGAAAGCCTGCAAGATGTTGGGCAGGATGGGGGTGGCGCCAAAGTACCGCGTAAGCCCTTGCGCATGGGTCACGGGCACGGCGTTCTCGCCCTTCTTGGTCAGAATCAGCATGTAGTCCGGCATGGCCGTAAAACACTGCGTCGAGTCCTCTACGATCAACTTGTGCATCAGGCTCTTGACCATGGTGCGCATGCGCACTTTAAGCGGCTCTTTCCAGATCGTGATGCGATTGCGGTACTCAAACCCGTACTTTTCATGCAGGCGGATGATTTCATGCGGGAAATCCCACAGGCGGCATGAGTTGTCGAAAACATCGGTGCAATGCACCGCAGTGATGCGCCCAGGCTTGGTGACGCGGGCTATCTCTTTGATAAGAAATTCATACTGCTCAAGAAACTGCTCTTTGTTTTCGCAGTTGCTGAAATCCCGGTCGCTTGAGCTGTAGTTATACAAGCCTGCAAACGGCGGTGAGTAAACCGACATATCCACCGAGTTATCAGGCAACGTCGGCAGAACTTCCATGCAGTCCGAGTTATAGATTGCGTAGTCAGCGGTGACGGCTTGGTCTTTGGCTTTCATTTCAGGAACTCCGGGAGTTGTACGGTTTGCGTAAATTCTTTGGTCTTTACGCTGAAATCTTGATTTGCTGCTGCGACAAGGTTTGAGTAAAGCTCAATGGCCTTTTGCGTCTTCTGCTCAAGGGCTTCCATAACGCGCTCTTGGCCTTCCGAAATCACCATGTCGCAAGTAACTTCGCGCCTTTGCCCGAATCGCCAGAATCGGCGGATGGCCTGGTAGTACTGCTCGTAGCTCCATGTAGGGAAAAAAACCGTATGGTTACAGTGCTGCCAGTTGAGTCCCATGCTGGTCATCTTCGCCTTCGTTATAAGGCGCTTGATTTCTCCATTGGCAAACGCGACAAGTATTTCCTCTTTCTTGTCTATGCTCATACCTCCGATGACCTCAACGGCTCCTCCGTCAAGCTCGCTGAGTAGTGCAGACTCCTCGTTCAAGTTGCACCAGTAAACGGAGGTCCTACCGGAAGCAAGTTCCACTGCCTTTTCGCAACGCTCGCGAACGGTCAACTTCTGTTCCTCGCGTACTTCTGTCATGGTCTTCGCAGGCATTGCTATAAGCGACTGCTGGCCATTTATGCACCACGTCTCTCTGTTATGAACAAGATGCTTGACCGTGTGCAAGGCTGGCAGGTCGTATCCTTCATTCGAGAATCCTAGGTCAGACGGTCGCTTGACCATGATTGACCACTGGTTTACCCATGCGAAGAAATCACGCTCGGCGTGAGGCTTGAGATAGAACTTCTCGCCGATGTTGCGATTGTTGCTGTCTACGCTGTTCTGGTTGGACTTGAAGAACTTGGTCAGCATGTCCATGTACCCCATGTACCCGAGCGCCTCGGAGCTGTTACCCAACTCGATAAAGTCATTCGGGCTTGGCGTAGCGGTGGACAGGAACCGATACGGAACCCGCTTGATGAAAGCGACGATCTGATCCCGAGTCTTCCCGGCGAAGTTCTTCAGGATGCTTGATTCGTCCAACATCACACACACGAAGTCATCCGGGTTCAGCAGGTGCAGACGTTCGTAGTTGCAGACGGTGATCTTCTGTGTCAGTTTGCCGTCCTTGCTGTGCGCAATGTCACCGGCTCCGATGCGTTCTGCCTCATCGATGAACTGGAAAGCAACGGCCAGCGGAGTCAGGATCAGCACCCGCCCGTTGGTCTTGCGCACCACGTTTTCGGCGATGGCGACTTGCATCAAAGTCTTGCCAAGGCCAGTGTCGGCAAAGACACCGATGCGGCCCTTTCTCACAGCCTTTTCGATGATGTGCCGCTGAAAGTCGAACGCACAGTCAGGCATCCACATCGGATCGAAGCCAAAGTCTCCTGAAGTATGGCGCTTGCGCGCCAGGAAATCTGAGTAGCTCATTTCTCGACCGCCACGGTGTAACCGGTGATCGTGCCGGATGCGTCGCGGTTCCACGCCACATCGCTGCGCAGGATCTCCGGCATGATGCCAAGCGAGTTAGCCACCGCTGGAACGCGACCAAGCGGGATAACGTCCCATTTCGCAACCGCCGCACGGCTGCAGCCTGCGACCTTCGCAAGCTGCCCGCGATTCATTCCTGATATTTTCAGCAGCGTCTTGACCTTCATCATGTTTGCGATCCGTTGTTGTGGTGCGGACATGTAACCACGGTTGCGGCCTGTTGTCTCATGGTTTTTTCCTATCGAATCGCTGTTTTCGATAAGAACAAATGCGCGCAACCGTAGTTGCAAACCAGCTTGATCCGTGGTGATATGGCCTCACCGCTTGGGGCGGGAAGGAGAGCAAAATGCACACGTACACATCAGACGGACTGACCGTCGAAAGCAAGCATGAGTGCGATTTGATCGACCCTCGCGAGGTCAGGGTCGAGAAATACAAGGACAACCAGGGAGACATGACTGTCATCCCTGCCGCAATCATCTGTCAGCGCGCTGTTGTCGTGCTGGGCGAGGAACGCGTTCGCGAACTGTTCGCGACTTGGTTGCTTGACGAAATGCTCGAAGCGGAGTTCGAGCGGCTCGAAGACGCTGCCGAATATGACCGCGCCGTGGCTACGGAAGGCGGTGCCGCATGAGCGCGCACACGCCTGGTCCGTGGAAGGCCCATTTCGAGGAAGCATACTACGTCACCGGACCTGATCGTGGACGAGTTGCAATGATGCTTAACCTAAAGGGCACACACGGTCTCGGAGGACGCCGCAGCGGCGACGAGTCCGCCGCGAATTGCCGCCTAATCGCCGCCGCGCCGGAGTTGCTTGAGGCCATTGAGGGGCTTTTGAATGCGCTGCCAAGCGCCACGGCACATCCAGCAATCAAATCGGCCCGCAAGGCCATCACCAAGGCAAAAGGCGGTGCCGCATGAGCGCATACATAGGACCAAAAGCAAAGGTCTCCGGCGCGGCGCAGGTCTCCGGCGCGGCGCAGGTCTACGACTCGTCGCTGGTCTCCGGAGCGGCGCAGGTCTTCGGCTTGGCGCGGGTCTTCGGAGCGGCGCAGGTCTTCGGCTTGGCGCGGGTCTTCGACTCGGCGCGGGTCTCCGGCTCGGCGCGGGTCTTCGGCGCGGCGCGGGTCTTCGGCGCGGCGCAGGTCTCCGGCGCGGCGCAGGTCTCCGGCGAGGCGCTGGTCTCCGGCGCGGCGCAGGTCTCCGGCGCGGCGCAGGTCTCAAAAACTCGCGACCACATCGTTCTTGGCCCGTCAATCGGAGAGTCTCAGCGATACATCACAGCGCACCGAGACACTGAAATCGGAGTCAGGGTAAACACATGGTGCTTTTCAGGCACGCTCGCGGAGTTCCGCGCGGCAGTGGCAAAAACGCACGCGGAAAACTTCGCGCAGCGGACGCAGTACGAACTGTTCTCCGACATGATCGAAGCACATTTTGCACTCGCCGATTTGATGGATTTGGAAGAAGCACAAGGCGGTGCCGAATGATAGTTGAGCGAATCGCTTCGCGATGGCCTGTGCCGCCGCTGTCAAACCAAGACCGCCGCGAAATCTGGCGGCGCAAATACGTCCTAGTGCCTTTCGAGGCGCAAATAGGCGCAACTGCAGTGCATTCGCTGCCGCACGCATACCAGTTCAACCCTTCGGAACTCCCCCGGCGTGAGTCGCGCACGCTTCAAAACGCTGGCACTCCCCCTGCCAGCGTGGCGAATCCCTCCAACGGTACGCCCGCAGCCGTCGCGACAGCGGGCATTTTTTGGACTCGATTCCTTGCGGTCCCGTCGCTGGATTGGGTCGAGTCGTGGTTCGCAATCACTGTCGCATGGGTTTCGTTTTTGGGGTATCTACTCTGGAGGATGGCATGAGAAACACCGAAATTGCGCCGATTGAGCGCGCAAAACAGGTACTTTCGTTCGACGAGACGAAAGCGAAATTGGCAGAACTTGCTGTGCAGTCTGTGCGGATCGTGGAAATCACGAATCCAGCAGGCTACCAGGAAGCCCAGCGCGCTCGGGTCGAGTTGAAGGCGACGCGCGTTGACATCCAGAGGCGAGGCAAGGCCGCTCGCGAAGACGCGACCGCATACAGCAAGGCCGTGATCGAAGCCGAGAAGGAATTGATCAGCGTGATCGAGCCGGAAGAATCGCGACTGCAGGAACTGCAGGACGCTTGGGACGCGGCACGTGAGGCAGAGCGCCAAGCCAAGATCGACGCAGAGCGGGAGCGGGTCGAGACGATCCAGAAGCGCATTGCAGCGATCCGCGCACTGCCCGCTGTCGCTGGTCGCGGGTCTTCGCAGATTCAGGAAATTCTTTTGATCGCAGAGATTGACATCGGCGACGACTTCCAAGAGTTCACCGAGTCTGCCAAGGCAGCCCAGGCTGAAGTAATCGAAACCTTGCGCAGAATGATCGATGCGGCCAAAGCGAGCGAGGAAGCGGAGCGCGTCCGGATCGCGGAAGAACAAGCCCGCGCCGAAGCGATGCGTATCGAAGCCGAGAAGCTGGCCGCCGAGCGCGCTGAACTTGAACGCCTGCGCGCAGAACAGGCCGAGCGCGAGCGAATCGAACGCGCAGCGCGTGATGCCGAACTTGCCGCCGAACGCGCAAAGATCGAGGCCGAGCGCGCCGAACTTCGCGCCGCGCAGGAAGCGCAGCGCAAGGCGGAAGAAGATGCGCGACGCGCGGAGGTTGAACGCCAGCGTGAAGCTGATCGAATTGCGCGACATGAAGCAGAAGAGAAAGCCAAGGCAGAACGCGAAGCACGCGCTGCGGCAGAACAGGAACGCATCGCGATGGTGATTGCGAACGCTACGCTTGCCGAATCGGCTCGCGATGCTGTCGAACTGCTCGAAGACAGCGGGCTTGGCGAGCACCTTGTGACGCGCAAGTTACGCGCTGCAATCGAGCGTATGGAGTGCGCAGCATGAGCGCGATTGAGAAAATACACGAAATCCAAATGCAGCCAGCAGCAACGCCTGCGCACTTGCTGCAGATGGCCGTAAGCCAGGGCGCAAACTTGGATCAGCTCGAAAAGCTGATGCAACTGCAGGAGCGTTGGGAAGCGAACGAAGCACGGAAGGCGTTCGTCGCTGCGATGGCGCTGTTCAAATCCGAGCCAATTCTTGTCTCCAAGTCAAAAACGGTGGACTTCACAACCCAAAAAGGACGCACGCACTACACACACGCGACGCTTGCTGATGTGGTTGACTCTGCGGTGTCTGGAATGGGTAAGCATGGACTTTCGCACCGCTGGGATGTCGAGCAGGTAGACGGACAAATTACGGTGACGTGCGCAATCACTCACCAGATGGGCCACACAGAAACCGTTCGCATGTCATCGCGACCCGACGAAACCGGAAACAAAAATGCGATCCAGCAAATAGGATCGACCGTGACATACCTGCAGCGATACACGCTCATGTCAGCGCTCGGGCTTGCAGCGTGCGACATGCAGGAAGACGACGGGCGAGGCACATCCCGGCAGGTCGAAACGCTCAACGACGAACAACAGGCGCAACTTCAAGACCTGATCGACGCCAACGGGCGCGACAAATCGAAGTTTCTGCAATGGGCAAAGGTCGAAAGCCTGAGCGACATTCCGGCGTCATGGTTTGAAAAGTGTCGCACGCTGTTGAGTCAGCGCAAGCCGGATCAGGGTGGCGACAATGCTTGATGCACTACAGGTAATCGAATGCGAGCAAGGCACGGATGAATGGTTCGCAGCCCGCGCTGGCGTCGTGACCGCAAGCGAGTTTGCGACCGTGCTTGCAAAGGGTCGCGGCGGTGGCGAATCGGTTACGCGCAGGAAATACATGCTGACTCTGGCCGGTGAAATCATCACAGGACAGGTTGCCGACAAATGGGAAGGCAACCGACACACGGAGCGCGGGAAGGTGATGGAAGGCGAAGCGCGCGACGCTTACGCGCTGATTGCCGACGTTGAGCCGTCTCAGGTCGGATTCCTGCGGCGCGGTCGGATCGGCTGCAGTCCTGATTCTCTCGTCGGCGCCCATGGCTTGCTCGAAATCAAGTCGAAACTTCCGCATCTGCAGCTTGAGGTTCTTGAGTCCGGCGAAGTCCCGCCAGAACACATCCCTCAGATTCAGGGGCAGCTTTGGGTGAGCGGGCGGGATTGGTGCGACTTCGTGAGCTACTGGCCAGGTCTGCCGATCTTCATCAAACGCGTGACTCGCGACGTTGACTATATCGCGCGGCTGTCGGTCGCCGTGTCTGAGTTCGTCGCCGACGTTGATCGCATCGTTAGTAAATACAAGGGGGCCGAATGAACAACTGGACTGTAGCAGGCAACGTCGGAAAGGACGCGGTTCTGCGTCACACGCCGCAGGGCGATCCCGTTCTGAACTTCTCTGTCGGTGTGACAGAGCGAAAGGGGCAGGAGAACGTCACGCTTTGGGTCGATTGCTCACTGTGGGGCAAGCGCGCGGAGTCGCTTGAGCAATACATCGGAAAAGGCCAAAAGGTAGTCGTAAGCGGTCAGGCAGGCGTGCGGGTACACGACGGCAAGGCGTACATGACGTTACGAGTTTCAGACGTGACGCTGCAAGGAAGCAAGCACGACGGCGAACGCCGCGATACTGCGCAGCGGAACAGTCAAAGCCACGCGCCGACGCCAGAACAGCAGGGCGGTGCAGGCAGTGACTTCCCGGAAGACAGCATTCCGTTTTGATGCTGGCGAGCGAGACAGGGCGCGGTGCGACGGCGCGTAATCAGTCGCGGTTGACAGCCGGGAAAGACCGGCACCATGACGCATGCGGATTCCAAGATGCGCCTGCTCACGGGGCGCTCGTCGTGGGACGGTAGGAGTCCGCAGCCGTGATGGTGAATGAGAAGGCTGATTCTCAAATGTTTCGTGTGGCTAAGAGTGCCAAGACTGCTATATCGGGGACGACCGGCTTACCCGTGATCCAGAAGCCCGACCGGCTGCGGCACCACTAAGAAATATGCCGGAGATCAGCACCGGCCACCATCTTAAACTTTCAGGAGTGATACATGACCAACCCAAAGCCATGCCCGTTCTGCGGAAGCGATGAAGTTCGTGTTGTAGAAGGCAGCACGATTCAATGGTGCGCTGTTGAATGCACAAACTGTTTTTCTACCGGGCCTGAGGTTCCAGCAAAAATATCTGGAACTGGAACGATTGAGGAATGGGAGAACAAGGCCAAGGCCGATGCGGTGGCGGAGTGGAACAAACGAACAGCAGGAGATTGACAATGCCAACACTCAGATTTGAAGGCTACAGCGACGACACTTTCGGCGAAGTGCTCCACACGAATGACGACTTCGACAACTGCGCAAGCGGTAAGACAATCGAGTACCTCGTGGAAGACCCTGCAACCGGTCTTGGAATCGTCGTCACAGGCCAGCACTGCCCAGGGAATAGCGGAAGCTGGATGATCGGCGTGGCGAACCATGACACTGATTGCTGCGACTGTGACTTCCCGCGCTGGCCAATGCGGATTGAGCCGCAGAACTACCGCAACGGGTTCAACCCTGCGCTGATTATCGAAGCGCCTGACGGCGTAACTGTGACCTGCCTGCAACGCAAAACAGCCTGATCGTCTGGCGTCGGCGAAGCTGGCGAAGGCCCGGTCCCGCTTGAGCGCCGGGTTAGGCGCGGAAAGGAACGAAGATGCACACATGCCCAAACTGCGGACAAGCCTGCTACTGCGGTGGCGACATTGACGACCACTACACAGGCGAAGACGACAACTGCGAACACTGGCTGGAATGCGAAGACGAGGCAGATGACGATGGGTTGTTTGACCACGACGGGCCAAACCCGATGGCGTGCTGCTTTAAGTGCGGACATGCGGTGCATTCTGGCGAGTGCGTGAATGTAGCGCCTAACGCAGAGCTAAGGGGCCGGCCGCTTGCGGACGGTCCCGCTTGAGCGACTGGTTGAAAACCGAAAGGAACTGAGCATGCATATCGACGACTGGCTGGACACTCCAGCAAAGGACGAAGGTGAGAAGTGGGCAAAGGAGTTCTTGGAGCACTGCCGCCGCCAGGCGAGTGACAAGGATCACGCCTGGATTGCGGCGAACCCGCTGTTCTGCACCTACAAGGACGGAAAGCGCTACCGCTGCATCGGGTGCAGCCGCATGGGCGACGTGTGGCTGACCAAGCACTTCGAGCGCGTGAACGGCTACGACATCAGGCCCGATGTGGACGACTGCAGCGAGTGGAGCAAGACGCCGAACGCCTGTTAGTCGGCACCATGTCCTGAGTTCGTTACCGGCTCTTGCTATCCGTGTTCGACCACGCTTACACTTCCGTTGCTATATCAGTGTGTTTGTAGCCTTCGCTCAACGGCGGTTCCCGCCGCAACCACCTAAACGGCCTTGTTTGCGTTCCAGCGCTCTCAAGGCCGTTTTACTTACAAATCACACAGCATCGCCAGCCGGTATTTCCTCGGCGACAAGCGACGCGGTATAGAGCCGGTTCGATGCCGCGCTTTGCTGGACGTGCTGGATGTCGCCGACCGTGACACGACCGAACACAGTAGAGCGCGTGACGGTTGCTTGGCTGCTATCGTCAAGGCACACCATTCCAACCTGGTCGCGGCTCAGAGCGTAGCGGACTGATTCAAGGTCTGTGCCGACAGTCCCGACAGCAGTCGCCTCGCTTGTAGGGCAAATCTCCGTCGTGAGCCTGCGGTATGGCCGCCGCGCTGCTGTGTGCAACTGCTGTCCAATCGTGCGAGTGACTTCGCTCGGATCGACCAGCGACCACGAAACACCAGGGCGCGCACGGACCTCGATTGCGTCGAAGATGGCAATTTCGCCGCAGTCCACATAGTGCGGCTGCGACACGGTGCCGACCTGAAACCCGACAGTGATCGCCGATGCGCTGATCGTCGCAGGCAGAACGGCATAGATGCTGCACCGTCCATCTGGCCCGATGTGATCGAGCGGATCGAATGACTCCGTGTAGGTTCCGCAGACAATCTCGACTTCTGAGCCGGAAGGAAAGGATGAAGACTGCGCGCCGCCGTTGACGGATGCAGTCAGGCCAATTACCGCGATGATCCGCACGTTCGACGTGTCGTCAAAGTTGGCGCTGAATCCGCTCAGCAGTGACGAGTTGCTGACGCGAGTCCTGGTCGAAGGCTTGCCATCTGACAGCGCAATGTCGGTGACGATTGATCCTGCGGTGGCGAACCAGCTTGCATCGTCAATCGCTACGCGGTTGAATCCGATCAGCATTACGGCTCCTCGGGCGACAAGCCCCAAAGTGTGAGTTCCTGCGTGTCTTGCAGTGTTGATTCCCGGATGCGGACAACCAGCAGCTTGCGGCCAGCGGCCAGACCAAAGCGCGGATAATGCACGGTTACGATGTCTCCGACTTCAATATCCGAGCGGCCTGCGACTTTGCACCGGTAGAACGCGCGTGACTTGGAGTAGATGCCACAGATGCGGTCGATTTCCGCCTGCCCGTCTGCACGCACGACAAGACGCGTTCCAATCGGATCGGCTACGTCGGCGTGCTCGTAGCCAGGTGCAAGCGGCGTGCCGGTGACGCAGATGTATCGGTGCTCGCGTGCCAACTTGCGGCGTAGCCTGATTGTCACGTCAAGATCGTCGGTGACAAGATCCGAGTCAGTCAGCACGCGCTCGTTTCGCCTTGCGCCGAGTGATCGCGTCAGCCCTTCGCCGTCGTCCCATTCTGGCAGCGGCGGCGTCAGCATGTCGTCATCGGTCAGCGAGGAAACGCCAGTCTCGTCCTCCGGCGCAACCAAACGCATGACGCGCAGCTTGCCGGAGCGATCCAGATAGATGCTGGCCGTGTAGCCGGTCAGCACGTCGTCAACGGCCTTACGGATCGTGACTTGATCGCGTGAGTGATAGCCCTGCCCGGCGTATCCTGACGCGGTATCGATGGACTCAGCGTCGGTCGCCTGCCAGTCGGTCGCGGCAAGTCCGCCACGGTTTTGAAGCAACTCGGTAATCAGGTCGGCAAGCGACATCGGCTCAAGCGAGTTTTCGACTTCATCGTCGTCGCCGGTTTCATCAATGTTCGGGATCGACTCGATCACGATTGACGACACGTTGCAATCATCGCCGCCTGCGATGCTGTTTGCCGCATAGACAAGCCAAACTTGATGCGCAAACGGCGCAGCATAGAAAAATGTCTGAACGCCTGCAGCCCGAATCCGCTGGAATGCCGAAAACTGCGATGACGTGCGGCATAGAAGCAACTCGGCAGCAACGCCGGATGGCATGTCCAGCTCGATCTGCGCAACGTCAACAGTGATGCGGTAAAGTCCACCAGATGAAACTGTCGCAGCATGCACGGCGGTTGCGACAACGCCAGTCTCTTGGGCGAAAGTCAGAACGCCACCGCTAATTGATGGCGCTGTGCCTGAGCTTGTCGCCAGAGTCCATGCGCCTGAGTCGAACGGGTCGCCGTCGCCGCCGAGAATGTCGGTTGCGGCTGGCGGCGCGTATTCGAGTCCGGTGGCCGCCGCGTCAAGAGTCACAATGCCGACGTTCGGCGCAGCCAGCGTGATCGTCTGCCCGCCGTCGTTGATCGTGTAATCGGTGGACGGAATCAACGGGTCGCCCTTGTCGCGGACCTTGCCGATTTGCTGGCACCCGACAGAATCGACGGCGAAAACGTAGTCGGTTTCATCGATCAGCACCGGCTCAACCGAGTAGCACGCGCCGATTGTGGTCGGCCACGGACGGACTGCGGCTTCCTCTGCCGCGTCCGGTCTGATCTTCCGGCGCTGCAATGGCGTTTCCAGCTTGGCTAGCGGGTCTCGGCAGACGATCCGGCGCGTCAGTTCGTCCTGCACTTCGATGCGCTCGACCACATATCGGCCAGTCGTCGTGGCGGCGTCGTGGCTTCCGTACTCGGACGCGACGCGCTGAACGGTCACGGTCTGATCGCGATACAGTCCGCCAAGTGCGTCATCCAGCGTGCCGTCTGGATCGCTGACGTTAATCGACACCGACGAGCCGCGCGAATTGCTACCGCCCCACGTCCAGAACGTCACGCCTCGATCCGTGATGATGTCGGCGTTGGTGATGTTGCCGATCCAGCGCGTGTTCGGCGTGGCGTCCGTCGGAAGCGAAACGTAATCGACATCGGAGAAACGATAGGCAGAACCTATCGATGTGGCGCTCCACCAGCCTGATACCGCATTGTCCGGCGCATGCTCGAACGCGTCGCGCCCTGCGTTGACCTGGATTTTCAAATCGCCAGCAGCCGCGTCGCTTCCGAGCGATGCCGCGAAATAGATCGGCTCGTCTATCCAACCAGACGGCAGCGCCTGCGAATGAATCAGCGCGCCGTTGCGGTAGATCGCGACCGAATCCGTCGCGGCGTAGTAGCGCAGCCCGATCACGTCACCGGACGCACCAGCGGTCACGGTTGCGGTGTCTGCGGCGTTGTGCCTGATCTTGCCCTCGGTCAGCGCGTAGGCGATGCCTGAATCATCCTCGCCAAGCGCGACAGTCAGCGACACGTCTCCCAGCGCGAACCCGCATCGGATTTTGCCGGTTTCCGTGCCGTCGCCGAAAACGATCATTTCGGCGAACCCTTCCTCGACCGACAGCGCGATGGTGCCGAGTGCGGTACGCGCATTGCTCAGTCCAGCCGATAGCGTCGTGAGCTGCGCGCCGCCCGCGTCAACAGCAAGCGACGTGCCGAGCGCGTTGGCGTCGAATGTGGCGTAGCGTCTGCTCATTTGCTAGATTCGATGCAGTTGAGGGCGCGTTCGGAGAGAGGTGTCATGCCCATGCTACCCAGCCTAGCGGTATAGGATCAGATGACATCTGCGCTGATGTCAGCGCGATCCGTCCAGATGCGCCAGACTCATAGCACCCACATGCGACCTCGAACTCGCCTAGCGATGTGATCGTATACGTTGCGCCAGTTCCAGCAGCAGGATCGCCGGAAAAAAGGACTCCATTACGCGCCAGCCAGATATTGCCGGTATCCAGATCTGCATAGACACGCAGCACATGGCCGACCGTGTTTGTAAGCATGTTTGCGCTTATGTACGACCCGCCACCCGTGTACAGGCGTGCAGATGTCCACATGGCGCAGCCTAGTCCTGCATCTCCGCCTTCAGGGGACCCTGTATCACTCGTGCCGCTGACCGATGATCCCATCAGCCCGACTGATAGATAGCCGGTAGAAATAATCTCTACCTCAAACACGCGCTTACCTGAGGATTGCGGGTTGGTACAATGCGCCCTTTGCCACGATCCCGGAGTTCCTCCGGTCATTGTGTATCGCCTATCTGACTCACTGAGTGACAGCGATGCCGGTGTTTGAGCAGAGTCAATACCGATAAAAGCTGCAGAAATCCGCCGCGCCATCATTCCGGTAATCATGCTGCCACCGTTTGGCCGAATACGTCGAACTCGGAAGTGCCGACAAACTTGACTGTGCAGGTCATTCCCGGCTCAAGCACCAGCGTTCCGCCTGCGGGTGCATTGAGCGTGGTAGAGGATGCGGTCAGCGTTACATCGCCAGACGCGGCGGCGTTGCGAATGTGGTATTCGCCTTTTGTGATTCCGGTGCCGAATGTGCAGGTTTTCGCGCCGGTCGCGGTAAACCGGATGTATTTGCCAGCGTCCGAATCGGCAATGGCGCGGGATGATCCGGCTTCGGTGACGACGGTGGCGGGCACGTCGGAATCCGTCAGTAGCGCTCGAATATAGGCAAGCAACTGCGCTCCTGTCGCCTTTTTCGTGCCAGACTGCACAACCGGGAAAGGCTCGGTGCCGTCAAGCGCGCTCGCTGCGGTCAGGTCGCTGATTTTTGAATCGGCCATTGTCGTCAGTCCAGAATAATTTGATCGCCGCTTTCCAGCAGCAGGAAGTTGCCGGTTTCAAGCAACAGGTAGTCTACTGCAGGCGCAACGGAGATCACGCGAAGCGAGTAGGTCGCGGTCACTGGCTGTCGTGTGGCGTCCAGCGCGCGGACGGTGAATGCGTAATCACCAGGCGTTGCGGCATCGCCTGTCGATAGCGTTGCCGTCCCGTCTGCGTTGTCGGTGAATGTCCAGTCGGCAGGCGGTAGCGTCGAAGTCGGCAGGCTCAGGAAAACGAAGCCGGTCGCTCCGTAGGTCGTGAACGTGATCGACTGCGCATCGCCCTCGAACATATCAACCGGACGCCCGACAATCGTCAGCGTAGGCCCGATTGTGACGAGCATCACCATGCCAGCGTCCTCTTGCTGCGCGGCGCTGACGCCTCGGTAACGGCCTGATTCGCCGCCGTGACGCTTGCGATGGAAGGAAGCGCCGCCGTGTTGCCAGCGATCTGCGCCAACAGCTCGGCAATTGTGGCGGTCAACGTCTCGATCTTGGCCTCCAACGCCTCGCTGTTTTTGTCCATCGATTCGATCATGCTGTCGCCGCCGTCAATGATCGGGTCAACGATTGGATCAGGATCGATTGGCAAAGGCTCGTCGGCGCTGATCGGCGTTACCGCATCTGGATCAAGATTGCTGCGCAGTCCTGAGCCGTCAGACTCCTCGCCGAACAGTTCGAAAAGCGCATCAATGATGCCCTGCTCGCCTGCCGTGATCGTTCCGGCGATGTCGGTGATGCTGTAGCTGTCCGCCTGCAGCGCCAATAGGTAGTCGTTCAGCGCCTTGCGGTCAATTCCAAGATCAGCCGCAAGCGATGCAATGTCGGCGATGCCAAGCTGCGCCGCAGCCTCCTCGAACGAGATGCCCTGAGCGCCTGCAATGTCGGCGATGATCTGTGCAAGACCGCCTGCCTGAATCTTCCGCTGCGCAGCTTCCTGCTCTGCAAGCAACGCATCACGCTCGGCAAGCAATGCCTGCATTTCAGGCGATACGGTTTGCTCTGCGGTGCCGCCGAACGAGCCGCCGAAAGACTGGCCGCTGCTGCGCCGGTCGCCAATGGCCATGACCTGCGCGAATACCTGGTTGTAATCGGTGCCGGACGCGAAAAGTCGCTGCGCAATCCGCAACACTTCTTCCGGCCCGATCAGCCCTTGCTGCTGCGCATCCAGCGCCATTTGCAGCTTGTCGCGATCCTTGTACGGCGACAGGTCTCCGAGTAGCAGATTGATCGCATCGGTGGCGTTCGACGCGGCTTCGCCCATCGCGTCGCCAAAGCTCTGAATGGCCGCAGTCGCTGCCGATTCTTCCTGTTCAAGCGCAGCAATTTGCGCCTCGACGCCGGACAACGCGGTATAGCCGAGTGACTGCGCAAGCGACTGCCCTTCGGCCTGCAGCGCGGCCACGGCGCGGGCGCGTTGGAGCGTTGACAACTGCAGAGCGCGCGCTAGGTCTTCTTCGCGTGCAGAAGCCATGCCAGCGGCTCGCGCTGCGGCGTTCAGCGCCTCAACGTTGTTGTTATATTGCTGCGCGATCTCGACCAAAGACCGCTGGAACTCAGAGCCGCCAGTCAGTTCGGCGAGCTGCGAATCAAGATCGGCGACCAGTGCAGCGTAATCGGCAGCACTGGCAGCACGCAGTCGTTCGATTGCCTCAGCGCGGTAGCCTTCGATTTCTGCAAGTTGCTCTTGCGATGCGCCAAGCTCGATAGCGGCATCACGCACCGCGTCGAACTGCGTGGCGATTTCCTGCATCTGCTGCTCAAACGGACTGAGCGCTGCCATGTTTGCCGCCGTCGCGATGCCTTCCATCAGGTCGTTGAGACGATCAGGACGCAAGACCGCTTCCTCGAATCGCGCGATGCGGTCTTCGAGCGTGGTGCCTGCGTTGACGTATTCCTGAATACTGGCGTCGAACGTGCCCAAGATCGCGTCGAATCGATCACCGAGAATGTTCTCTGCCGTAACGTCGCTGCCTTTCAGTTCCAGCTCCCAGCCAGACAGCGCGGCGCTCACGGCGTCGATCTGATCCGCGCCGGTTGACGTGCTTTCGATCAGGTCGTACAGGATCGCGTCGAAGTCCTTGATCGCTTCGATGAAGTCCGCCTCGCCGCCTTCCAGACCGCGCGCACCGTAGATCAGTTCGCCGAACGCGGTCGTAGTGCTGCCTTCCGGTTTGCGGACGTTTCCGGTAGCGCCGCCGAGTCGAATGTCTGGCGGTTTGCTGCTCGAAAACAGCGAGCCGAGAAGTCCTCCTATCAGCGTGCCGACAACAGGCACGACACTCCCAAGCGAAGCGCCAAGGCCAAGGCTCGACAGCCCGCCGCCGATCAGGCCAGCGCCGACGCCGGTCGACGCAAACCCGTATCCAAGCAGGCTTCCTAGACTCCCAGCATTGCCGCCGATAGATTGCCCGATTCCGAGCGCGCCCAAAATGCCGCCAACGCCAGACATGCCGCCGCCGCTGACCTTCGCCAGTATCGGCATGATTATCTGCTTTGATGCGATGTCGCGTGCAAACCGCTCGAAAACATCGCGAGCACTGTCAAAACCAGCGTCTGCACCATCGAAGATCGCATCTTCGATGCTGTCGGCGATGCCGTCCTTCACGTTCGACAGCGATTCCTCGAACATCTGAGCAATCGCGCCGCCCTGGTTGTATTCGTTCTGCAGTGCTTCCAGCAGCGCGACGACTTCGGCACGCTGTTCTGCGGTGGCATCGGCCCCAAGCTGCCGCAGGGCAATTTCCTTTTCGCGCTGGTCGTTTGTCAGTCCGATCAGCGATGCTTCAAATCGCAGGCCTTCCAGCATCTGATCGACCGGACCGCGCTGCGATTCGATTTCGTCAGTCGTGCGTTTTAACGACTCTGCAAGCAATTCTTGTCGCTCGGTCGCTTCCTGCGTCGTGATGTCGCCAGCGCGCAGGCTCTCGTTGACCGCATCAATCGCGCGCTGATAGTTGAGCTGCGCGACCGCCATCGGCCCGGCCAATTCCGCGCGCAGGTCTTCGGTCGCTGACACAAAATCAGCATGGGCTGCAATCGCGCGATCCCATTCAGCGCGCTGGTCGTTGAGTGCGTCTTCCTGCTTTTTCAGAGCGTCGGTTGCGGCTTTTTCATTCGCAGCGCCATCGCTGAGTTGCTTGTAATACTCACGCAGCGATGCGGTCAGGTCTTCGGTTTTTGCCGTCTTGACCTCGAGCGCCGAAATGTCAGCTTCGTCTGATCCGGTAGGCGTCTCCGCACTATCGCGGCCAAGGTCGTTCAGGATGATCTGCTGCTTTATCAATTCTTGGATCGCGGCCATCCGGTCAACGATGCCCTGTTTGTATTCAGAGCTGACGCCGGAACCAAACGCGTCCGCCTGCTCGACCTCGTTGAGTCGCTGCAGCTCGGCAAAAAGCCCCTCGTACTCAGTTCGCAGACGCGCAACGTCATCCGGAGACGTGCCATTGATGCGAGCGGCCAAGTCTTCACCGGCAAACCGAGCCAAGTTGCCAATCTCGGACACAAGGCCAGCGACGGCAATCGTCGCATTTGCTGCGCCTTCGATGATCGCGGCGAAACCTTCGCGAAACTGCGGGTCATTGATCGTGCGCGCCGCTTCCAACAGAGTCGGCGTGAGTTGCGTTGCGACAGTGCTGGCTGCGCCTTCCAGCCCTGCGCGCGCCGTTGTCAGCGCGTCGTTGAACTCCTCAGCCTGCTTGCCGAACTCAGCACCGACCACAAGGCCAAGCGTCCGCGCTTCGTCCGTCATCGCGGTGATGGCTTCCGAGCCGCCATTCAACAGCGGCACCATGTCGCGGCCAGATTTGCCCATCAGTTGCATGGCAAGCGCTGTCTGGTCCGCTCCGTCTGGCAGGCTCTTGAACACGTCGGCGAGGTCAAGCAATACCTCGTCAGCGCCGCGCAGTTTCCCGTTCGCGTCCGTGACTGACACGCCGATAGCATCGAACGCGCCTGAAAGTTGCTTGTTGCCGGAGACTGCCGCAACCATGTTCTGCGACAGCTTGCCGATGCCTGTCGATAGCTGTTGCAGGCTCACATCAGACAGGCGCGCGGCGTATTCCAACGCCGAAAGCGCCTCGGTAGAAACGCCGATCTTCTGTCCTGCCTTGCTCAGTTCGTCGGCACGGTCAATTGCCGATTTGATGGCATAGGCTGTTGCAGTGGCGGCACCGGCCAGTGCTACGCCAATCGCAGCACCAGCACGGTCGAATGACGCCTTGATCTCCTTCGCTCGCCGCTCGGCAATGCGCGCAGCGCGGCCAGTGTCGGTCTCGAATTGTCCCGTTTTCATCAACAAATCAACGGTCAGAGTGCCGAGCGAACGAGCCATAGATGCCTCAGATTGAGTTAAACACGTCGATCAATTCTTGATCTGGATGCGCTGGCGGCTTGTACGTATGCAGGACTTCTAGCATATCGCCGAACTTTGCCTTTCCGCCCATTCCTGCACGCAACGCGATCAGCGCGGCGGGGCGATGGTACCGGTGCAAGTCATCGAACGGCCATCGCTTGTGATACTGCTTCCATGCGTTGAACTCGCGACGAGTCATGCGCTTTTTCCACTCGGAGACAGTCCTGCCGCCAAGCGTTGCAGCGATCAGGTGCCAGAAGTATTCGTCTGATCGCTTGTCAAGGACTCCCCCAGGATTTCGGCGTCCTCTTTGGTTTCTGCGCCGACGCTATTGATTGCGCTGACAAGAGCCGTCAGCATGCGAGGCTTGAGCAGCGCAGCCTGTTCCAGCGTCATTATCGGATTGCCGTCTTCGTCAACGATGCATTTCGCGACTAGCTTGATGCGCTCCGCCGACAGGTCAGCCGGTGACTTCGAGAACGATGCGATAAATCCGAGCATGTCGGAATCCATCGGCTCGCGGACGTAGACCGTTACCGTGGTTTTGCCGATCTTCACTTCGCGCTTGTGCGGCGTGGTTGAAACAAACGAATCAGCGTCACGCAGCGCCTGCAGCAAATCAGTTTTATTCGCCATGTTGTTTCCCAGGTGGACTCACCAGCGCGACCGATGCGCACGGCGAACACGCAGAGCGTTCGCGCTGGCTTGTCCGTAGCCGTTTCAGTTCAGAGCCGTTGCCAATCAATTACGCGGCAGGAGTTACGGTGCGAACGCCGCTGCGCTTGATCGTGATGCTACCGGACCACGCCGAATTGTCGCCAACGGAAAGCGTGAAATCCTTGATGTAGCCGTTCCATTTGACGTTGGTCGCGGTCGTGTAGGATCCGAACGCAGAGCCGGTCGCGGTCGGTGCGGTGGCTACGTCGCCGGACGCGTTCGGCGCGACCAGCATGAACTTCGTTGCTGCCTTGGACGCATAGTATTCCTCGACCTTGGCATGCGCGGTCACGTCCCACACGACCTCTGCGGTGATGTCGCTGGTCTGGTTGCGACCGCCAACAAACTCATCATCTTCTGACTCGAAATGCGACACGTCGATATCGGAACCGGCACCGCCGATGCCGGAGACGCTCTTGACCTGCGCGATCTTGGTGACTTCGGTTGCCCCGGTAACCATGTAAAGCGCGGCGTTGATACTCTTTGTTGCGGTAGTCATATTGATTTTCCTTGCGGGTTTTCAAACACAAAAAAACCCGCTTTCGCGGGTTGTCTCACCGACTGAAAAGGATCTTTCAGCGCGGAATGTCAAGCTCGAAGTGCTGCGAAATTCGGCACAGTCGAGCGTCATAATCTGGGTCGTCTGCCACGACGCCTAAGCATCGGTGCGTGACTTCGAATGCGGAGCGCACAGCATCGGCCATCGCAATGACTTGCGTCGCACCGGATTTGCCGAACGGTGCCCAGCAATCGACCTGCACGCGATACGAATCAATCGGAGACGGCGTGTCAAGCGTATTTTCAGGCGTTGAAGAAACGAGCGACCACGTAACATACGGCGCGGAAACATTCTCAGGCACAACAGGCCGCCAGTAGACGCGCGTGGTAATCGCCGAAAGCGCCACGCTCGCTGACAGGATCGCCTGAACCGGTGGAATAACGCTCATTTCGCAAGCCTCTCCGCCAATTTATCGACCTCGACGCGCATCGTTTTTGTCACAGCCTCAAGCGCGGCTTCTTTGTTCTGCTCGAACGCCGGAACGAGGAATGGAACAGGCGGACGCTTTGCTGTTCCAAACTCCAAGAATCGCCAGTAGTAGGTGCTGCCTGCGGTTTCGTAGGTCTTGCCGACGTTGCCTTTTCGCCTGTTCTTTTTGCTGTCCGCGTAGGGCTTTCGCGCGCCGCCCTTGACGCCGACGAAGTATTGTTCGGCTGCGCCATCGGAAGCCGGGTTTCTGTCGCGCGCAGCCACGATGTTCTTTTTCAGCGCGCCGGTATCGACAGGAGCATTCTGGCGTGCCGCGTCGCGGATCACCTTTGCGCCTTGGAACAGCGCCTTACGCGCAGGCCCTCCGCGCTTGCTGGCTTCTTTGCCTAGCTTTTTCAGCGTGTCGAGAATGCCTTCAAGCCCGTCGAGTTTGACTTCAACCGTCATTGATTCCAGCCTCAAGCATCAGCGTCAAGTGTGCGCGCAATGTCGGGTCAGGCTGCACGCCGATGATGTTGTAGGTTACGCCGTCGCAAATCAGGCGCATGTCTGCTGTGATCGCAGGACTTGACCTATAACGGATCACGGCACGCGCGCTGACAGCCGAGTTGATCGACTGCGCAGATACCAGTTCGCGCACCGACAGCGGATGCAGCGAGCACGGTTCGTCGGTCAGCACTGCTGCCCATGATTCAACGTCAGCGCCGGTGATGCTGTCCTTGGAAACGGACTGACGCTGCTGGATCGTGCAGCGGTGCCGAAGCTCTCCGGCCCTCACAGCGATAGCTCACGGTAGTGCCAAAGCAGGCTGTAGACGGCCTGATTCTCGACGATTGGCTTTTCGCTTGCGCTCTCGCGATTGGCGTACAGCCCAGCCACGATCATCTTGATTGCGGCAATCAGGTCATCTGGCACGTCATCCGCATCGCCATATCCGACAACGAACGTCACGATAACGGCATTGCAGGTGTCTAGCGTTGACGGCCACGAATCGACCGGACTGATATAGCCAGGTCTCCGGTAGGTGTCCACGACGTAATCAGCCGAGTCAATCGTCTGTTCGTCGCCGTTTTCGTCGGTGTAGGCAATCGACGTGACGGACTGCAGCGGCCATCCGGCCAACTTGATCGGGCCGGACGGAAACGCATCAAGCGCGACTGCCCATGTCTGCGTTATCAAACGCGCTCCCGTCGTGTTTTCGACGTGTCGGCGAGCCGCCTTAATCAGCGAAGTAACGAGCGCATCATCTGCCGAGTGAGTCAGCGCCAAGTGCGCCTTTGCATCGGCCAGTGAAACAGGTTCGGTTGCTGGCTGAGTGATAATTTTCGCGCCGGTCATTTGATGCGCCTCTCGATTATCACTGTACTTCGCGCGCCGCCATCACTGCGGCAGGATTCGGGTCGATCCATCTAGCGGCAAGTGCGTCAGCCAGGTCTTGGCCTTCGAGCTTGACGATTTGCATGCACTTTCCGACAGGGCAATCCAGCAAAACTAGTGCCTCGACCTCGCCTACCTGTTGCGGTTGATCTGCTTTTTTTCGTGCCATTGCGCGTGCGCTCCAAAAGACAGCGGGCCACCAATGCAGCCCGCCGCCATGACTGCCAATTACGTTGCGGAGTTGGCGTAGTGCTTCACCGCGCCGCCGCTGGCGTCGATGAAATTGCCCCCGCTGCGGAACCATGCGAGGAACGCAACCTGACCCTTCTTCGCATACGCCGAATCCGTGAAGCGCAGCAACTGAATATCCAGCGCGTCTCGGATGATGTAGTACGAGAAGTCACCAAACAGGATCGACTTGGCGTTGGCGGCCATCGCTGCCATGTCGTCATTGATCGTGATGGGCTTTCCGAGCAGCATGTCAGGCTCACCGCCAGGCGTTGCGACCTCGTAACCGGGAACGAAGATCGGGCGATCATTGCCGTCCTTCAGCTTGCGGATCACCTTCAGCGAACTGTCAGCCATCATCCAGCGGGCATTCTGCCGATAGGCACGGTTCACGCTGTGCTGCAGGTCCACAAGGTCATCGTAAATCACGGTCGTGGTCTGACCGGTCGTGCCGGTCTTGCCAGCAGACGATGCGGTCACGATGCCGCGCGGCTGGCTGGTGCCGGTTCCGGTCGTGAAATACGTGTTGGTGATTCGGCCAATGCGGGTCGCAAGACGCGCGCGGACCATCGCCTCCACGTCCACGCTCGAATCCTGCAGCAACTCAATTGGGACCGTGATGATCTTCGAGCTGAACTTGTACGCGGTCAGCGCGACCGAACCGAACGACGCATCAGCATCGGTGGCGGTCGTGTTTTCCGCAATCAGCTCGCCGGTTTCAGCCGTGCCGTCGGTCGTCGGGTAGTTGAGCGGGTTGCCCTGCGCCGTGCGGATGACCTGCGAAACCTCGCGCATGCCGCCGTACGCTTTCAGCGCCTCAACCAACGAAGTCGCCACGTCGGTCTGGACGGTGTAACCACCCTCGGAGCCGGTCGTCGTGGACATCGTGTTAAGGATGGCAGCGCGCTCGCCATCGTTGAGTGCCTGTTCGCCAGAACGTAGAAACTTGGCAAACGCGACACTCCGCAAGTTCTGCGGCGTCGGCGACTCACGCAAACCGACATCGTTCGCTGCGCTGTCGCCGTCGATTTCCATCGCCTGTTGTGCGCGCTTGATCTGGTCGAGAACCGTTTCGCGCTTCGCCATCAGTTCGTCGAACTGCTTGGTATGGTCGGCGGTCCACGTCTCGCCGGGGTGTTGGTCATGAATGTTGCGCGCTTGGCGAGCCAGGTCGTTCGCGCGCTCCCGCAGTGCTTGAATACTCATTGCTTGGTTTCCTTTTGCAACAAAAAAAGCCGCGAACGCGGCGGATTGCGACGCGGGAGCATCCCTACGCCGGTTCTACGGCAAGACGAAGCGCGCGCTCGCGTGCCATCGCCTGCACATCCTCTTTCGCCTCGCCTGATTCTTCGCCACTGTCATTTTCGTCATCGGCGACTTCCGGCGCATTGTCATACGCGCTGAGGTTCCACATGCTTGCCTTCGCCTGTTTTTCTGCGATCCGGTCGGCGAGCTTTGCGGCGATCGCTTCGTCTGCGGTGAGCCACGTTTCGGCATCCATCATCGCAACGACGCTTTCTCGATCCGCACCGCGCGCCGCGTAGTCGTCAGCAATCGTCGCGTCGATCTTTTCGAGGAATGCGGCGGTATCCAGCATGTAATGCCGGTTTCCTGCGGCCATCGTCCATGCATTGTGAATCATCAGCATAGATCCGGTTGCCATAACGATTTCATCCGCTCTGGCAGCAATGAACGATGCCGCCGATGCCGCGATGCCATCAACGTGTGCGACGAACTTTGCTGGGTGATTATCCATGATCGCCGTGATCGCCCGCGCCTCGAACACGTCACCACCGGGCGAATTGATACGCAAGTTGATTGTTTTCGCGTCGATCTTGTCAAGTGCTTCGATGAACCGCTTCGCCGTGACGCCTTCGCCGGTCCAGAAGTCTTCGCCGATCACGTCATAGATGTAGATTGTCGCCTCGCTCCCGCTCGACTCTGCGCGGAAGGTTCGGGCTGCGCTCTTGTTCAGCGCGTACAGCTTAGGGAGTCGGTTCTTCATGATTGGCCTTGTGTCGGCAGCGAGCCGGAGAAAATCACAGTTTCACCGCCGTCAACCGGCGGCAGGTTCTTCAGCCGTCTAACTTCGTTGATCGTCATCCACCCTTGCGAGCCTGGTCCGCCGAGCGCCTTGGCGAAGTATCCCGCCTGCGTCTTTGAATCGCCCTGCATCATCCCGTCGGGATTCCACTCGCAATAGATTCGCGCGTTGCGCGGCCATAGCTTGCGGTTCAGTTCGTCCTTGAACCGCGACATATGAGGCATCAACGTAGTCACCACGAAGCCGATGCTCATTTGCTCAATGCCACTGCCCCAGCTTGTTGATGCTGACGTTTCGCCGATCATGTGCGGCGGGACGCCGAAAGCTCTGGCGATGTCGGTGACTTGGTACTTGCGCGACTCCAAGAACTGCGCATCCGTTGCTGTCATCGCAAGCTGCTGGATTTCAAGCCCCTCGGTCAACATCAGCGGGCGACCGGTCGGACCTTGTCCGCTTCCATAGGTCGCGACGAACGCATCGCGGAACTCAGCCTGCTTTTCCGGCCCCATCGCTTTCGGCGACTTGACCGCGTATTGCACATGCCCGCCGGACGCGTACAACTTCCCGGCGAACTCGTCAGCCTTGTACGCGGTGCCGATGGCAGAGCGCGCCGCCGTGCCGATGACCGACGTTGAGCAAAGCCCGTCGAAGGTGTCATTTGCCAAGTGCAGCACGTCGTCTTGGTCAAGATCGAAGTGCGCTGCTGCGTCGCCGAAGTCGCCGAACACCCTGTAGCCGAGACGTTCCTTCTTGTTTCCGTGCCGGTAGATCATCACCGAGTCACGCTTGAGCGGTATCATTTGCCGAATCGCGCCGGACGGGTAGCGATCCAGCATGACAAGCCCGTCGCCGCGCATCAGCACGCTTGAAATGACGTATTCCCACATGCTATGCGCCGTGAATCGTGCGCAGGGCTGCTCGTTCAGCAGCCACCAATAATCATGATCGACAGACTTTCGCGCGCCGTCTGCCCGCTCGTAGATCGTCAGCGGCATCGATGCGATAGAGCCTGCGATCAATCGGCGACAGGCGTAGACAGCCGAGACGCGCTGCGCAGTCTCAGGCGTCACGTTGACACCAGCAGGAGCCGGTGATAGGTCGAAAATCTGGCCCGTCTTGAACGCATCGCTGCTCGGTGCTGGCGCAATGTCTGCCATCGCCTCGAGCGGCTTTCGCGGAATTGTCCAGCTCATATCAGCACGAACCCCTGTGTAATTTCTGCGCTATCACCGACCGCACTGGTCGCCGATCCGAGCGCCATGGCGAGCGCTACCATGCCGTCAATGCGTCCGGTCGCCTTGCTCTTGTCCAGCTTGCGATTCCCTGCCGGGTCTTTGATCGCGACCGCGTTCGCCGCGCACCATCGCAAGACAGGATTGCCGCCGTGCCTGATTCGTCCCTGCAGCACTTCCGATTCCAGCGTGTCGAGCGCGGGCGACATGTCCCTGAATCCCTGACCAAACGGAACCAGCGGAAGTTCGACACCGCGCCGCGACAGCTCCGCCTTGAGCACGTCGATTCGCCAGCGGTCGAACGCAATCGCCGACACATTCCGCTCGTCGCATGCCTCAATAAGTCGATCCGCTACCACGCCGTAATCGACACTTGCCCCAGGCGTCAGGGTGATGAATCCCTGATCGGCCCACACGTCATAGGGCGCGCGGTCGCGGTGCGCGCGATCCGAAACACCGTCCATCGGGGCGAAAAAATCCGCCTCGACGTGCCAAGTTCCGTCGTCGTCCTTCGCGACAGTGACCATAGCCGTAAGGTCGTTGCGCGCCGACAGGTCAAGCCCGATAACAGCGCCTGCGTTCTGCAGTACGTCGTGATCCGGTTCGCCGCTGCACGCATCCCAAGCCGTTCGGCTCATGAACGGGCTGCGAATGTCGATCCGCTGATTCAGCACCAAATTGCGATAACTCGCCTCACGGCTCGGCATGCGCTTGGCTGAATCCGCCTGTTCGCGTACCTCAGCCCGATTCATAAACACGTCGAGATGCGGATTTGCGGCTGCAATCGCCGCATCAGAAAACGGGTCAACATCCTCCGGTGCAGTGTAGAGCACCACCTTTGTGCGCGGGTCTTTGCCTGTTTTTGCGTCGTCAATCAGCAGCGAAAGCAGGTCCGCATCAGTCGGTGCCTGCGTAGAGATGATGATCGATAACGGTTCCTCTTGTGCGCCTGCCGCCGTTTCCAGTGCCTCGTAAAGCTCAGAACGTGGCCCGCGAACTTGGCCAAGCTCGTCGTGGACCGTGAAAACAGGGCTGAACCCGTATGCCGTGGATGCCTCTGCGCTCAGCGCCCTGTAAAGGCTCCCAAGCTCAGGACAAAACAACTGTTTTGCGGTGTCGCGGACAACGACATAGGCGTTCAGGTCAGGCGACATGCGCACCATTTTTGCAGCCAATGCAAACAGAATCCCCGCCTGTTCGCGCGATTGCGCAGCGCTGAATAGCTGGCTGTTAGGCTTCGCCTCCGGTCCACACAGGTGCAGCAGCAACAGGAACGCGCTGAACGTGGTCTTTGCGTTCTTCCGGCCCATTGAAAGGATGAACCGGCGCGTCGGCGTGTCGTAAATCTTTCGAAGCCAATCGCGCTGTTCGTTCGTCAGCCTTACCGGCTTGCCTACCAGTTTACCTTCTGGTACTCGGCAATGGTCCTCAATCCATTGCGCGTTGCGTTCTCCGCGCGTCAGCTTCCAGTCTGCCACGGTCTATTACCTGTCGGCTGGTCAGACTTGACGCCAGTCGTTTTGGCGCTGATCCGACTAGACGGACTCAGCCGCAGCTTGACGGCTAGTTGTGCCATTGCTGAAGCCTGCGTTACCACAAGCGACTGCGCCGGGTTTGCATACCGCTTGCCGCTGGCGTCCTCAATTGTCACGCCGTTGGCCTCGATTTCAGCGCACGCCTGCAGGTAAAAATCCCATGCCTTGCAGTACGCTGCCAGCAGCGGAACGTCGCCAGGTCGAAAGAAGTCGGCGGGCAAACTGTCAACGATCTTTTGCCAAAGCGACATTTGACGCTTGGTCAAAATGTCCTCGTCTGGCTGCAATCGTGCGCCTGTGACGTGGACAACCGCCATATCTGCGAGGCTCTTTGTCCCTCGTTTGCCTGCCATTTTCACTCCGGTTCGCGTGCGCGCGTGGGTCGATTTGTTGCGATTACTGAAAATAGAGGCCACCGACCAGACCTTCCTGCCTCACGCCGGGCAGTGCGGCCACGGTGTCGCGGGCGGACAGCAGGCGGCTCGCCCCGAGGCTGCGGCCGCCGGCCAGCCAGTCGTAGGCGGTGAGGCCGACGCCCAGCACCAGGCGATCCCACTGGCGATATACCGGCACCACGAAGCGCTGGGGATGCACCAGGTGGGGGGCATTGGCGAGCAGGATGGCGCGCTCTTCCAGGGCTTCGCGAACCAGCCCGAGGCGACCCTGGGCCAGGTAGCGCACACCGCCGTGGATGAGCTTGGTGGAGCGGGAGCTGGTGCCCTTGGCGAAGTCGTGGGCTTCCAGGAGGAGGGTGGCATAGCCCCGGGCGGCGGCGTCCACCGCGCAGCCCAGCCCCGTTGCCCCGCCGCCGATGACCAGCACATCCCACCGGGGCGTGCTGCGCAGGCGGGCGAGCAGGGCCTCGCGTTTCATGGCCGGGCCCAGTCACGGCTGCGCGCCACCGCCCGATGCCATTCCGCCAGACGTTCGTCGCGCCAGGTGGCGTCGCGGCCGGGCTCGAAGACCCGTTCCGCCTCCCACAGGTGGGCCAGTTCATCCGGGGAGCGCCAGACGCCCACGGCCAGTCCGGCCAGCAGGGCGGCGCCCAGGGCGGTCGTTTCGGTCTGGCGGGGGCGGATCACCGGTACGCCGAGGAGGTCGGCCTGGATCTGCAGGAGCAGGTTGTTGCGCGCCGCGCCGCCGTCGGCACGCAGTTCGGTGAGGGGGCCGGCGCCGTCGCGGTTCATCGCATGGACCAGATCCACGGTCTGCAGGGCGATGGCGTCCAGTGCTGCGCGGGCGATGTGGGCCTTGCCCACGCCGCGGGTCAGACCCACCAGGGTGCCGCGGGCGTAGCCGTCCCAGTAGGGGGCACCGAGGCCGGCGAAGGCCGGGACGAGCAGGGCGCCATTGCTGTCCGGCACCGAGGCGGCCAGGGCTTCGATGTCGGCCGCCTGTTCGATCAGGCCGAGGCCGTCGCGCAGCCACTGGACCACGGCCCCGCCAATGAAAACGCTGCCTTCGAGCATGTAGTCGGTGCGCGGGCCGATGCGCCAGCCCAGGGTGGTGAGCAGGCGGTGTTGCGAGGGCACGGCCTGGGCACCGGTATTGAGCATCAGGAAGCAGCCGGTTCCATACGTGTTCTTGGCCATGCCGGGTTGCAGGCAGGCCTGGCCGAAGGTGGCGGCCTGCTGGTCGCCGGCCAGCCCGCCGATGGGGATGGCCGCGCCGAACAGCGAGGCGGCCGTCTCGCCGAGCACGCCGCTGCTGTCCACGACCTCCGGCAGCAGCGCGGCGGGGATGTCGAAGAGGGCCAGCAATTCGGCGTCCCAGCACTGGCGGTGGATGTCGAAGAGCAGGGTGCGGGAGGCATTGCTGGCATCGGTGACGTGGCGGGCGCCTGCGGTGAGCTGCCAGACGAGCCAGCTATCGATGGTGCCGAAGGCCAGCTCGCCGGACGTGGCCCGGGTGCGGGCGTCCGGAACGTGATCGAGCAGCCAGGCCAGCTTGGTGGCCGAGAAATACGCATCCAGCTCGAGGCCGCTGCGGCGCTGAATCAGGGGCGCGTGGCCGGCCTGGCGCAGGCGCTCGCAGTCGGCAACGGTGCGGCGGTCTTGCCAGACGATGGCGGGCGCCAGGGGGCGGCCTGTGGCGCGCTCCCACAGCACGGTGGTTTCACGCTGGTTGGCGATGCCGATGGCCGCCACCTCGCGGGCGGTGATGCCTGCAGCAGCCAGGGCCTGGCGGGCGCAGTCGAGCTGTGTCTGCCAGATCTCCAGTGGGTCGTGCTCCACCCAGCCGGGGGCCGGGTAGGACTGGTGGAATTCCTGCTGGGCGGTGGCCAGGACGTGGCCCCCGTCATCGAAGACGAGGGCCCGGCTGCTGCTCGTACCCTGGTCGAGGGCGAGGAGGTAGGGCATGGACAGGCCTCCGGCAGATGGTGTGCCGATGATACGGCAGCCCGGCCTGAATCCTTAGCAGCGGCTGCCTTCGGGGCGTCGGGTGAAGCCGAAGCCGTCGCCGCCCAGGCCGGTGGGCTGGATGCAGATCATCAGGGCCAGGGAGCGGGCTGACCGGCCAATGTCAGGCGGGAAGGCGGCAAAGGGTACGGCCCGCTCGACGACCGATTTCACGAAGGCGATCTCTTCCTGCTGGTCGCCGGCATTGACCACCTTGAAGCTCTTCAGGCTGCCGTCCGGGTTGAGGCGTACCTCCACGGCGGCGCTGTGGAGGCCGCGGGCGCGGGGGTCATTCTTGACGAAGGATGCGCTGCGATTGAGCTTCTTGACCAGGGCGTCCATGTAGAACTCGAGGCTGAACGGGTCCACCGGCGGGCTGTCGGGGATGCGCTCGATCAGGTCGGTGGGGTCGTTGCGACGGCGGCTGCCTCCCTCCTGGGGCCGCTCGTGAACGTCCCGGCCCGATTCCCGGGCAATCTCCCGGGCCATGGCCATGGAGCGCTCCGCCAGATCGGGCTTCGGCCTGGTCTTGGCCTCGGTGGCCAGTTCGTTGAGGAAGCTGTCCATCTCCTGTTTCTGGGCGACGCTCCATTTCGGGGTCGGCTCCGCCTGGCGCACCGTCGGGGCCAGGTCCTTGCGGGCGGTGAGGATGCGCGGCCGAGGCTCCTTGGGGGCCGGCTTGGCCTGTTGGTGGGTCTTG